AATAATCTACTATTCCTATAAATTCACTCTTATCATCTGTTTCTTCAATATACTTTAACTTTATCTTTTGTATCTCTTGATACATTTTATTCAAATTTTCAGACTTTTCTATTGAGTTATTTTTCTGATACTTATGTATGGCATCTTGTGCCTTTTGTGGTATAGATTCAATTCTATCTACCATCTCTTTTCTATCATCATTTCTTTTATAATCAAATAAAAATGGTTCACTATCATCTTCGGGTCTCATTACACTGTAAAATTTATTTTCACCATTTACAATACCACCCTGACCCCAATGTGTTCCACCAGAATATCCACCTAATTCTGATGCTTTTTGTGTTATATAATCCCAAGTTAATCTTAATTTATAACCATCCTTAAAATTAATTCGATACATATTCGCGGTTTTGTTATGTCCATAGAATCCTTGTTTAGAACTAGAGCACCAATGAGTATTTTGATTTTGTAGTTTGACTGAATCAAAAGTCTTGGCAACTTTAATTTCAATATTTTCATCTTTATATAATGTTGGTGTATTTTGTTCATTCTCTTTGAACTCTAATATAAAATTATTAAACCTTTTGATATTCATAGTAAACTAAACATGTTTTTATTATATATATAAAATTATGATAACACAAAAAACGATATCCGATTTTTTATCGAGTGAATATAAAGAGTTTGCAATGTATTCAATTGAAGGAAGAGCAATCCCTTCAGTTATTGATGGATTCAAACCAACTCAAAGAAAAGTGATACACATTTCAAATCAAATTTGGAAAACCGGAAATGAAAAAAATTTAAAAGTATTCCAATTGGCCGGTAAAGTAGCATCAGATGCATTTTATCATCATGGTAATACTTCACTTGAGGGTGCTATTGTAACAATGGCACAAAAATTTAAAAACAATGCACCTCTTTTAGAAGAAGATGGGCAATATGGATCATTAAGAGCACCACAACCTGGTGCTGCAAGATATATTGGTACTAAATTGACTGATAATTTTAGATTAATATACAAAGATTTTGAATTGTTAAATTATAAAGAAGAAGAAGGTGAGTCAATAGAGCCTAGATACTTTTTGCCAATAATACCAACCATTTTATTAAATGGGTCTTCTGGTATTGCAGTTGGATTTGCATCTAACGTGTTAAACAGAGATATTAAGAGTATTATTGATGAATGTGGTAAAGTATTGAGTGGAAAAAAAGTTAGTAGTATAAAACCATCTCTAAATGAATTTACTGGTGAGTATATACAAGATTCTGATAATAATAAAAGATGGATAATAAGAGGTCGATTCCAAAGAGTAAATACAACTACTGTAAAAATAAGTGAATTACCTCCATCGATGACTTATGAAAAGTATGAAGAATTATTAGATAAATTAGTTGATAATAAAGAAATAGTATCTTATGATGATAATTGTAAAGATAACATTGATTATACTATTAAGTTTAATAGAGCAATTTTGGATAAGTTAGATGATACTATGATGATAAAATTACTTAAACTAGAAGAATCATCAACCGAAATATTCTCAACACTCGATGAGTTTGGTAAATTAAAGATATTTGAATCATCTGAAGAGATTATAGAATATTTTGTTAATTTTAGATTAACATATTACCATAAAAGGAAAGAATTTCAATTAGATAAATTAAATAGAGAATTGAAAATACTTAGTAATAGAGGTAGATTCATAAAAGCCATTTTGGATGAAAGATTAAAGATTAATAATGTTTCGAAAGTACAGATTGTAGAAGGTATTGAATTATTGAAATTGGAAAAAATAGATGATTCATTTGATTATCTTTTAAGAATGCCTATATATTCATTAACTAAAGAATTATTCGAAAAGTTAAAAGAAGACTTCACTAAAAAGAAGGAAGAAATTAAGATTTTGGAAATGACTGAACCTAAGGATATGTATCTTTTAGATTTAAGTGAATTAAAAAAGAAGTTCAAATAATAGATTAATTTAAACTTTTTTACTATTTTTGTATAAATTATAGATGATGAAAGAAGAATTATTAAAATTAATAGAACAAAAATGTCCAGGTGCAAAACCCTTGTATCTTGTTATACGAGGTTCTCACGCATACGGTACTAATATAGAAACTTCTGATACCGATTATGCTGGTGTATTTATTCAATCTGTTGATGATATACTTGGTAATAAATATGTTGAACAAGTTAATGATGATAAAAATGATATTGTTATTTACGAATTAAGACGATTTCTTGAGCTTTTAGAAAAAAATAACCCAACAGTACTAGAATTACTAAATACACCTGAGGATTGTGTTATTTACAAATATCCTATTTTTGATACCATTTTAGAAAACAGTGCTCAATTCATTACTAAAATTTGTGCAAATTCATTTGGTGGATATGCAAGAACTCAGATTGGTAAAGCAAAAGGTATGAATAAGAAACAAAACTGGGAAATGGATAAAGTAACTCGTAAGGATTTACTTGATTTTTGTTATGTTATTGCTGGTGAAAAATCAATACCATGGAGAAAATGGAATGAATATGGAACTTTTGATGAAAAATTCATAGGTGCTGTAAATATTCCAAATGCAAGAGATGTTTATGCCTTATTTTACGACATCAAGTCTGACCGTTGTTTTAGTGAAAGACATAAATTATCTTTTAGAGAAGATGAAATTTCAGATTATCAAATGGCCGGTATTAAAGTTGGTCTAGGTTATAAAGGTCTTATTAATACAGGTCATTTAGATGAAAACGGTAATGTAAATTATGGTATATCAAATCAATTAAGATTATCTTCTATTCCAAAAGGTGAAAAATCAATTTGTACTATTGTTTATAACAAAGATGGTTATTCTGAACATTGTAAAGACTTTAGGGAATATGAGGAATGGTTAGAAAAAAGAAATCTACAAAGATGGGTTGATGTTAAGTCACATGGTCAACAAATTGATGGTAAAAATATGATGCACTGTCGTAGATTGGTTGATATGGCTAGAGAAATTGCGGAAGGTAAAGGTATTTTAGTAAGAAGAGACAATGCCGCAGAACTTATTTCAATAAGAAGAGGTGAGTTAGATTTACAAACTTTAATAGATTATGTTGAAAGTGAAATAGTTACGGTTGATAGATTATTTAAAGAATCAAATTTACCAGATGGTGTGGATCAAAATTTAATAAATAATTTAATAGTAAAAATAAGAAAAACAATTTATGGTTTATAGTATAATAATTATATGTTCATTTGGATTAGGTTTCCTATGTTCAAATCTTGTTAAAATTTATTTAGAACAAGTGGAAAGTGAAAAACTAACAAATAAAGTAAATGGTATTTACAGTAATCTATTAGAGAATATTTATTCTGATAAAACTGTTTTTATCAGTCGTATAAATAACACGGTATCTATAGAGACAAATATCGAAGATGAAGGTTTATTGAATATCATGTATATGATGGATAAAAAAGACGTTGCTATATTTAATAGTGATAAATGTATTTATACATCTGAATTGTTAGATGATAATATATTAGACGAAGTTATTACTGCAATTGATACTTATCACAATGATAAGATACTTGATACTGTTAATATGATGGGTTTAATTTTCTCTAGAGAAGATTTTGAAAAGAAGTTTAATGTCAAAGTTGAAGATTTGCAAAAAAATATGTATGGTCCTAATCAAGAAGTTTCTGATATTGATAGAATCAAGAATGAAAATGAAAATAAGTATAATATTGATGATATATTAGAAAGAATTACTTCTGTTGGTATAGAAAATTTAACACCAGACGAAAAAGAGTTTTTAGACAACTATAATAAATAAAAAAAACCCATCAATTTGATGGGTTTTTTGTTTAATTTAATTATCTAAAAATTAAAGTGGTAATTCTTCTTCCTCTTCTTCCTCTTCTTCGCCTTGTGCTGGTTGAGCTTGTGGCTCTTCGAATTCACCTTCTGTTGGTTGAGCTTCAGTTTGAACCTGAACTTGTCCTTCTGCAGGTACTTGTGCTTCTGGTTGAGCTTCTACCTGTGGTTGAACCTCTGCTTGTGGTTGAACTTCAGTTTGTGCTTGAGGTTGAACTTCACCTTGTGGTTGAGCTTGAGTTTGTCCACCCATTAAAGCACCACCAGGAATTTTATCAACATCTAGGAAATTCATTGTTACCCATTTAACAATCTCTTCTGCTAAATCAACATCACCAAAGAATGTACGTAGGTTTTTACCTGTAGTATCTTTTACTTTTTTGATATATGAATTAATTAAAGATTGAGGAATATCAATCATAGTTTTCACTTTATAGATGTCATTAACTTGAAGAACTGCTTCTTTGATAATATCTTCTCTGTTTTTCTTGTTACGAAAACCTTCAAATGTTCTAACGTGTTTCATGTTTAAATTTATTTTTTATATGATTTATATATTAAGTATAAAAAGCCATTTTTTATCACTTTTATAATTATCTAATAACTCCAATAATTACTAGCAAAAGACTTACTACTGCCATACCACCAAGTCCACCACCAATAACCATCTTAGTTTTTAATTTTCTTAATTGTGTATTTTTTTCATCAATACTTTCTTGTCTATTATTTACTTGTTCTTTTAAAATACTATTGTTTTTAACATATCCAAGTATCTCATTTTGTAAGACTAATATTTTATCATCTTTTGTAGTTAATTGATTATCTAATCTTCCTATACTGATGTTTAACTTAGCTATAACATCATCTTTATCTGATATTACTTTTATACATAAAGATTCGTAGTCTGCCATTTCCACAGATTGTCTTTTAAACAATGATAAAAGTTCTGAATCATTATCCAATTTCATTGCTTGTTGTATTGTCATTGTAACAATTTTTTGTCCTAGTGAATCAACCTCATATCTAGGATATTCAATTTTTGCCTTTGTTACTTGTGCAAAAATTGTACTAAAACATAATGTCATTAAAATTATTAATAGTTTTTTCATATTATTTGGTTCTATTTTTTATAGATTCTAAAAGTGCATCACCTGTTCTATTTGGTGGATTTTTTTCAAACTCTTCTATCTTTCTTCTTGTTTCATTAAGTCCTTTTTGTAGATTATCTAAATCTAGTTTGGATATATTTGCTTTTATTAAAGCCTCTTTTGCATCTTTAATTGATTTACTAACTTCTAATGTAAGTTTTTTATCAGTAATATCTAAGTCTGTGAATTTAACTTTCCACTTAGCTATTTCAATATCAGACTTTCTTTTATCAGATTCTAATTTTCTATTTTCTATTTCGAGTTGTTTTACTCTATCTTTAGAAGCATCATCACCTGAAAAATACCATTTATATCCTAAGATTATAGTGAATCCAAGTAACACTAAAATGATTATTGTTTTTATGTCATATTTCATAATCTTTTTTGTTATTTTTAATTATATATATAAATTTTATATATATCTTTGTAAAAATATAAATTATAATATGGAATATAACAAACTGATATGCTTTGACTTCGATGATACATTGTGTAATACTATGAATCCAGTAGATGGTAAAAGAATTTGGAAAGAAAAGATGGGATTTGATTATCCACATGTTGGATGGTGGTCAAAACCGGAAACTTTAGATTTAGATATTTTCGAAACACCTCTAAATAAATGGGTTTATGATGAATATTTGAAGGCGGTAAGTGACTCTGATAACTATGTTATATTGGCAACTGGTCGTATTGAAAAATTAAGACCAGAAGTTGAAAAGATATTAAATAAATATAACTTATCATTTGATGGTATTTATTTGAATAGAGGTGGTGATACATATACATTCAAATCTAGATTATTTGAGAAAATGATTAGTGAATTACAACCAGATGAATTCATTATATATGATGATAGAGAAGAACATTTAGTAAAATTTGAACAATGGGCCACAACTCAACCTTGTAATGTAACTATAATAGATGTAAAAAAAGGAACAACTAAAAAATTTAAAAATAAATAATGGCAACAATTACAAAGAAAAAAACAAAGTCTGAAGTGCAAGAGATTTTATCAAAACCTTATCTACTAACACTTCATAATGATGATTATAATTCATTTGATCATGTTATTAATTGTTTGATGAATATCTGTGATCATGAATTAGAACAAGCAACACAATGTGCTCATATCGTACATAATAACGGTAAATGTGATGTTAAATATGGTGATTTAGAAACAATTTCAGAAATGAAAGATAAACTTAAATCTCTAGGACTTTCAGTAACAATGGAAGTAAATGGATAATAAAAACGGTTTTTATTATAATATATACGTATAAAAAAACTAATTATTATGGGAATAAAAAACTTTATAGACAAACTATTAAATAATCACTTTGAGATAATAAAAAGTGAAGTAGAGGAATATGATTATCCAATTGATTACTACTACTTTTCAGATAAATATGGTGATTTTGATAATCCTACAAGAAATAAATATGAAGATTTAAGAGAGCAAGTTAATGCACTTAAAAGAAAGTTAGAAGATGCTGGTTACAAAGTAACATTAGATATACAATATGGACTTAAACTAACCGTTAGTAAAAATTCTACTGATTATAACGACAAGGAAATAATTAGTAATGACAAGGAAATCATTAGTGTATCTGAAAACATAAAGAAATTTAAATATTTAAAGAAATTTAATTAATAATAAAAAAAGACCTCAAATTTGAGGTCTTTTTTATTTAATATCTATTATTACTATTATTGGTATTAAACCAATTTAAATCTGTATTAGTATTGGTATTTTTATTTCTATTTAAAAATTGTCTTCTAACTTTTAATAATTGTCCATAATCTACACTTTCTACATAATCAATATTCTTTAAACATTCATTTACATAATTTCTAAAATCACTTTCTGATATTTTTTCTAAATAATCTCCAACCATTTCTCTAAAATCATTTTTTTGAAAAACTGAAGTTGAATTAACAATAGTCATTACACAATCATCATGTCCTACATCGGCAGCATATCTAGTATTACCCGAACTTGTTGTATGCTTAACAAATGTTGTTATCTCTCTAATAGTTTCCTCATTATTTATAGTAAAACATTTAGATACCATTAAATCTTGATAATCTTTAACTAATAAGTTTTTATTCTCACCTACTTTAAGACCAACTTTTTCTTCAGTTGCATCTGCTCTGTGTTTATATCTAAAAAATACAGATGATCCATAATCATTATTACCATCTAAAACGTGTGGAAGTTCTGCGAGTAATGTATTGCCATAGTTATTTAACTCTAAAACAATTTTAACATTTTCTGGATTTAAATATTCAAAAACAAGCATGTATAATAACTCTGCTAATTGTTTAACTGATACTAAATTACTTCTAAATATACCCACTTGTTCTAATCTAAAGAAATCTACTATTGATTTATATGATGGTCTTTGTATTTCTATTAGTTCTTTCGATTTTTCTGATATTTTAAATATATTTATAATCGAATAATCTTGTCCTAATCCTTCTGCAATATCGACTGATAAAATAAATTTATATTGATTTCTATTAATAGGTGAGTATATTTCATCATCATCAATCCATTTTAAATCCCTATAACTAAATTTTATTTTATTTTCAAATTCAAATATCTCTTCAAATTTATAATTTCTTTTACTTTTAAGTAATTCATCTATTATACTTTCATTTAATAGTGATTTACTTGAGTTAATAAATCTTAATCCATACTCTTGATTAAACGCATCTTCTCCACCAATATCTTTAATGGCTTCTTCTTTCCAAGTTGTCATTTCACCTATCGATCTCATAGAAACCTCATATCCTTTAGAGTCAATAAAACTTAAATTTTTAACATCTTCATCAGTACATCTTTCATTATTAAATATGGATATAATATCTTTTTGAAAGTCGATATTGAATCCCATATGTGTTTTTGTAACACTTTCTGGGTAAGTTTCTCTAATAGTTTTGAATATATCTTCTTTAGTAACACCGTGTTCATATAGTCTGTGATCATTTAGCCTTAAATAAGTTACAAATCTACCTGGTACTTGGTGCCAATAAACCCTCATGGGTTTATAGTTATTTTTGAGTGGATCTCCTTCAGGTCTTTCTGCATCTGTTAATAATTTATGAAACAAGTTCATACCATTTGGTGTTGATGTTATAATAATCTTTGAATTTTGTACTGCTGAAACAGTTGGATATGCTGCGGTATAGTATGGTTCAATGATATTTGATGGAATGTGTGCAAACTCATCTAAGTAAAGTACATCAATGGTAAAACCAATCGCTGGTGTTTTAGATCTTGCAGATGTTTTTATTCTACAACCATTTTCGAATGTTAATGATTTTTGATTCCAAGTTTTAATACCCGGTTTTAAAAAGAATGGTAATAACGAGTATATTGATTTAATTTTATCTACAATTTCTACTGCGGTATCTCCTTTATTTGCAACAATCATTATATTTTTATCATTACTAAATAAAATTGTATGCAGCATGAAGATTGATGCTGATATGGTATTATGTGATAAAATTCCATTTGTGTAAAATCTGTGATTTGGGTGATCAACAGTTAAATCAAACATTGAAGATTTAAAGTTTTCAAAGGTTAATGATAATACTTCTTGTATACCATTTTCTGTTTGTATAAATGAACCAATTTTTAAGTCCTTTGTAAATATCTCTTTTAAATTTTGGTCAAAAAGTATATGATTATCCGCACAAAGTAATTCAAAATCTTTGGTTTTAACCTTGTAATGTTTATATGGTTGTGTTATGTGTATATCGGTTGCTTTATGATAACCAGTATCAGTTTTAACCTTTATATTCATTAAATTTATAGAATTTATTATTTTTTTTGATATATCATCTTCATCAATAGATATATTTCTATATTCATATATTTCTATTAATTCTATTAAATATTTAATAGTTAATATTATGTATTTTTTAAAAAATTTAAACATTTTTCAATTGTTTTATTTTTAGTATGTAATTGACCA